AGCGATCCGGCCGAAAGGATGGCGGCGTGAAACCGCGCCTTCGCTTCTCTCGTGGCGTTTGGTGGTGCGGCTATGCCCACCAGCACGGCATGCACTGGAGCTGCGCGGAGACGCCCGAGGCGGCTTTTGAGCTGTGGGCTCGATTCACCCAATCCGTTGCGGCTGCGGATTCAGCCGCGCAATCGTGAAAGGCAACAAATGAACATCCAAGGCAACTACTCAGGGTCCCTGCCGGAAACGCCGCCCCCCGCCATCGTCCGCGACCTGAACCAGTTGGGCGAAATGCTGGGGCGTCTGTCGAACGACATCGGAATGCTCGAAACCCGGCTGCGCGGCGTCATGCGACCCATCGCGCCGACTACCGGCAGCGGTGAGCAAAAAGGGCCGCAGCTCGTGTCCGTCGCGCGCTCGGCGATGGGCGACACGCTTGCGGGCTACAACGCCATGGGCGAGGGCATGATCCGGCGACTCGGCGAGCTGGTCGATTCGCTGGAAGTCTGACGACAGCATGAGCCTGCGCGACCTTCCGCTGGAGTTCTTCCTTGAGCGCATCGCCGACATGCCCGACCTCGAGGCGGTGCAGGAGATCGATGCGCGTCTCGTGTGCTTCCACGAGCGGCGACTTGAGCTGACGCATTGTGATGGCGATGTCGAGGCCAAGAACGCCGAGCGTCAGGCGATGAACGCCGAGGAACTGCGCCTACGCGCCGAGCGGCACCTGATCGTCATGCGGATGGATCGGCGCCGCTGGAGCAAGGCGGTCCGCGCGCTCTGGGGCGAGGAAGGACTGGAGCAGGCGCTGATATGGCTGGAAACCGTGGGCGACCCGGAGGTCAGCCAGATTCCGCTGAACCCGAAGGTGCGGCAATGAAGCGCAGCCCGCTAAGGCGCCGGGAAGGCCCAACCTCCGATCGTCAGGAGCATCCGAAGGCCAAGACGCAGGCCAAGGCGAAGACCTGTGCGCACTGCGGCTCAGGCTTCATCCCCTTGCTCCCGATGCAGGCGGTGTGTGGACCCATCTGCGCACGGCGCAAGGTGGAGGCGAAGAAGAAGGCTGAGCGGGAGCAGGACAAGGCCAAGCGCGAGGCAATGAAAAGCCTGCGTCAGATCATGGCCGAGGCCGACCGGGCGTTTTGCGCGTACATCCGCGCGCGGGACCGACTGCCCGACATCTCAAGCGGCCGGCCGCTGGACTGGAGTGGGAACGCCGTCGATGCCGGCCATTACCGCAGCCGCGGCGCAGCCTCGCACCTTCGGTATCACGAAGACAACTGCCATGCCCAGAGCAAGCACGACAACCGGTTCAAGGCTGGGAATGTCGTTCAGTACCGCATCAACCTGATCGCGCGAATCGGCGTAAAGCGGGTCGAAGCACTGGAAGCGGACAACGAACCGCACAAGTGGACTCGCGAAGAGCTGGTTTCCATCAAAGAACACTACCGGGCCAAGCGGCGGGAATTGCAACAACAAGAGGGGCAAAGGCTTGAAACGTGATGCGATCGACTTCCATGAGGTGGCGGAAAGCCACATAGCCATCCACCTTCGCCTGGTCAACTGGGCGAGGTGGTGTAACGGCTCGGGCGCCCCGTCCACGAGCCCGATGTTCCGCCTGTACATCGCATCGGCCCGAGCCAGAAGCGGGGATGGCGTGACCTATGGCGGCGGCTCCATCGTGGATACGCAAGACGCCAGCAAGATCGCCCGCGCTGTCGTGGCCTTACCCGAGAAGCATCGCGCCGCCATCAATTGGGCCTACGTCAAGCCGATCAACCCAAGGCGGGCAGCGGCGAGCATTGGCACCACGCTTGAAGGCCTCGCGTTGCTTGTGCGCGACGCGCGGCAAATGCTGGTGAACAGAAAGGCTTGACTTTTCTGGCGCAGGGTTATAATCCGCTAACGACTGAGCGCAAACGCATAGGAGTCGCCCGAACCTGATGGTTGGCGGCGCTGCCGATAAAGCTCAAGACGTACCAGAGCCCACCCATCAGCGGTGGGTTTTTCATTTGCGCCAGCCCCAAAGCGGGGAGCCGTTCCACAAGTTCCAACTCGTCTCGCGTAGACACCAGGAACGCCGCTCTCTCGCCCCTTTCGGCACTTCAGGATTACCCATGCTGGTAACCACCATTGGTCAGTACCGCTGCGGATGCTCCTGGGTGCTGTCGTTGAATCCGCAGTCAGGCACCCTCGCATGTGCGAATCCGCAGTGCGAGAACGTCGGCAAGGAATTCGTCGCTCCCGAGGTGGAGTTGACGGAAGTGGCGCCCCCTTCATCCGCGTAGCCCATCACGCGCCCGGCGAGGGGAAACAAAGTCGCCGGGGATCTTCTAACTCGCGCACTCCGGGGTGATCGGCAGAGTGCGTACCGCAAAAGCTCGCAGTGCTGCATCGCAGCATCAAGACGGAATGCGAGCCCCCCAATTCTTCAACTGTCGGACACGCCGAGAGGCACCCGAACATGGCTGAAAACAATCAAACGAAATCAAACGGGCGCGGTGGTGCTCGGCCCGGCGCAGGCCGCAAGGCTGGCACTGCCAATAAGAAGACCCGAGAGATCGCTAACCGCGCCGCCGCCGAGGGCCTGACGCCGCTTGAGGTGATGCTGAAGGCCATGCGCCGGCTAGTCGAGAAGGCGGAGCAAGTCGAGGGAGTCCAGCAAGGCGAGGGCGAAAAGATCGTTTCGCCGTTGGAATTGCTGGTTGAGGCGGCATCGGTTGCCAAGGACGCGGCGCCCTACATGCACCCGAGGCTGGCGGCTATTGAGCACTCCAGCGATCCCGATAGCCCGCTCGAAATGGTGTTCCGGTGGAAGTCCGAGAAGTAGTCATCGACTACGAGCCGCGCGAAGCGTTCAGGGAATACCACGCCAACGCCAAGCGGTTCGCCCTGACGGTGGCGCATCGGCGGGCAGGCAAGACAGTGGCGCGCATCAACCGGCTTATCCGGGATGCGGCGGTGTGCCGCAAGCCGAACCCGCGCTTTGCGTATTTGGCTCCGTATTACATCCAGGCCAAGGACATTGCCTGGAACTACCTGAAAGGCTACGCGAGCCCGATTCTTCAAGGCAAAGCGCCGAACGAATCGGAGCTGTCGGTGGTGTTCCCGCACAACGGCGCGCAGATCCGGCTGTACGGCGCGGACAACGCCGAGCGGCTGCGCGGGCTGTATTTCGATGGCTTGGCGGCTGACGAGGCGCAGGACATTCGCCCGTCGACGCTGACGCAGATCATTCTGCCGGCGCTGTCCGATCGGCAGGGCTGGCTGGACCTGTCCGGCACGCCCAAGGGATGGGGAAACCTGCTGGGGGAGACGTACAAGCGGGCGCAGAACGACCCGGAGTGGTTCGTTCAGGTCATTCGAGCCAGTCAGACGGGGATCATCCCGCCCGACGAACTGGAGCGGCTGCGCCGGTCGATGCCGGCGAACGAGTACGAGCAGGAGTTTGAATGCTCGTTCGATGCGGCGATCACTGGGGCCTACTACGCCGAGGCCATCCGCAAGCTGGAGGCGAACGGCGCGATCTGCGCGGTGCCTTACGACCCGATGTTTCGGGTGCATACGGTCTGGGACTTGGGCATCAGCGATTCGATGTCGATCTGGTTCTTTCAGATTGCCGGGCGCGAGATTCGGGTGATCGACTACTACGAGGCGGCGGGCTTCGGGCTGGATCACTACGCGGCGATGCTGCAGACCAAGGGCTACAGCTACGGCCAGCACTTCGGGCCGCATGACATCGAAGTGCGCGAGATTGGAACCGGCAAGAGCCGCAGGGAAGTGGCGGCGGGCATGGGGCTGAACTTCGATGTGCTGCCCAATCTGCCGGTCAAGGACGGCATCGACGCGGCGCGCATGACGATCCCGCGGTGCGTCTTCGATGCGAAGAAGACGGCGATTGGACTGGATGCGCTGCGCCAGTACCGCGAGAAGGTTGACGACAAGCGCATGGTGAGCATGGGGCCGCTGCACGACTGGACCAGCCACGCAGCCGACTCGTTCCGCTATCTGGCGATCTCGCTGTCGCGCATCACTGAAAACTCGTGGGGCGGCTCACTGAGCTATCCGAGGCTGACCACAGCCTAGAACACCGAAAGGCATCGCTGAGAAGCGACCCGAACACATGGCAAAAATGACCGACGATGAACTAGGCGTGCTCGTAGAAAACGAGATGCGCCAGGCCATCGGCTATTTCGGCGGCAAGCTCGCAGAGCAGCGCAGGAAGGCAGAGTATTACTACTACGCCCTGCCGAAAGAGGACCTCGCCCCGCCCACGGTGGCCGGCCGCTCGTCCGTGGTCGTGCCGGTGGTGCGCAACACCATCGAGTCGATGCTGCCGCAGCTGATGGTGAAGTTCACGGGCGGCGATACGGTCGTTGAATTCGAGCCCACGCAAGAAGGCGACGAGGACAAGGCCAAGAGCTGCACGGACTACCTGAATTACCTGTTCTTCAAGAAGAACCCCGGCCACGCGATCACCTATGCGTGGTTCAAGGATGCGCTCAAACTCAAGCGCGGCATCATCAAAGTCTGGTGGGACACGCGCGATGAGGAAACGCGCGAAGAGTACAAGGGCCAAACGCCCGTGAACCTGGCGATGCTGCAGGACGATCCCGAGATCGAGATCATCGCGCAGAAAAGCTACCCGGACGAAGAGGACGCCAAGCAACGTCAACAGGCGCTCGAGCAGCTTCAGCAGCAGCTGGACGCGGCGCTGAATGACCCGAGCCCGCAGGCGGGCGCCGCAGTGCAGCAGATCCAGCAGCGCATGGCGCAGATCCAGGCCATGCCCCCGGCGATGCTGTTCGATGTGTCGTGCAAGCGCACCAAGAGCGGCGGCAAGCTGTGCATCGACAACGTCCCGCCCGAGGAATTCCTGATCTCGCGCAAGGCCAAGGACATTGCCAGCGCGCCGTTCGTTG